ATCTTTGCAAATACCAGGTGTTGTGCTTACCTTTCAGACTGAAGCAGGTTGGCAGTCCAAACAATGGGTTATCATTGATGATTGGAATAAGGAAAGCAATTGGACGGACTTCGGAGCTTCCAATGGAGAAAGCGTAGGTAACACAATCAATGTAAACGCCCTGTGCAAAGATGTAGAATATACGCTATCCACCGCCATAAAAGCCATTATTGACCTTGAGCAAGAGAGCGGAGTGGCATACATTAAGAGCGGTATTGTAGTGACATTCAAGACCGCAGAGAGCGACACCAACGGTGCACCTGTATGGCTTGCCTATCAATTTACACGAGAAGTAAGCGATGTAAACCCGGATGATTTGAAGCCGTGGGTAGCCTTTGGAAACGGAGGTGGCAAGGTGGAAACATCGGACACTCCAGCAGAGGGAGGAAAAGATGCACTTTCAACAGGCGGTGCTTACGCGATGCAGGAAAAAGCAATCGCTGGTTTTGACGAGGAAAGCGATGAGGATTATATCTACTACAAAGCCGTGAACCTGAATGGTGGACAAATAGAAGATGTGATACTGAAAATACCTAAGAACGGAGGTGGAGGCGGTTCCAGCGAGGACAGCACCCTATCCATTTATTTTGAGGATGTCGCTCCCATTGTAGCGTTCGGTTCTGACATAAAAATTAATGTGGCCCTACGTAGTGTGAGTTATCCGGGAGGTGTAGAAACACTTGGCGTTATCCGTAATGTGAGCATAATTGACGCAAGTACGGGACTAACCCTATTTAGCGAGGACATGAATATCGTAGGTTCTGCAAGTGCCACAGACTACAAGTTTGAACTTGACTTTACTGGCTATTTCAGCGGAGCGGCGAGCAAGAGTTTCTTTGTGCAAGCTACAGATGCTGACGGAAATACTAAGAAGAAAGCCATTACAGTAGTAGCCGTGGACATCACCGTGGAGCAGCCTATGGCATTGAATTACACAAGTGACACTGTTCTTACCGTAGGTGGATCCGCCAAGAACATCGGACAGTTTTATAAATTTCCCAATAACACATCATCCATACTTGTGACCGTGGAAATGTACTACAACGGAGAATGGAAGAAACTCGGTGAAGCAATGGTAAGCGACAGTTATACCAAGAGTATATCCGTAAATCCGAACGATGTGTTTGGTGGTGGTGAACGGCTCTCGCATGGTGCATATCCTGTGCGTATCTTCGGTACGGAAAGCAAGTCGGGGGTAAAAGGCAATACCATCTATTCAGCCCTTATGTGCATAGACGAGAATAATAGCACACCTATTGTCGCCCTCCGTTTCAATGACAAGAACAATGGTACATTGCGTCTGTATGACAATCTGACCGTAGAAGTAGCTGCCTATACACCTGGCAAGACAGAAACGCATATTGATGTCTTCTATGATGAAGAAAAGGTTACTTCTGTTGATGCCATGATTGCTGAAACGATTACCGTGAACAAGCAGATAAGCGGCTATAAGGCGGACGGAAGCCAAAGTATTACTGTACACGCTGAAAGTGGAAGTGTCAGCACCAATGAAATAGAAGTGACGGTTAAAGGAAGTGCCATTGACATTGCCATCAAGGACGGTGCTTTGTTTGGGTATGACTTCTCCACACGAAGCAACAGTGAAAGTGACCACACCATTATCAACAATGGGGTAAAGATGGAAATCAAAGGTGCGAACTGGTCAAGCAATGGATTTATAGACTATCTGAACGAACGCTCTTTGCGCATTGCCGAGAATGTAACAGCCGAGATATTGGATTACCGTCCTTTCGGAAATCCGTCCGTAGAAAGTGCTAGTGGTTGTGCTTTCCAATTCGCTTTTGCGACCAAGAACATCAAGGAAGCCAGCTCAAAACTCATAGAGTGTTACGATGCCGACAGCGGTGCCGGATTCTATGTATGCGGAAACAAGGTTGCTATTTTCTGCAAAACAGGTCAGCCGGCATTGGTAGAACGCTCTTTTAAGAACGGAGAAAAGCACACTATGGCTATCGTTGTAGAGCCTTCAACTATCTTTGTAACCCGTGGTGGCAGCAACTATTCATGCATGAAGCTGTATTTGGATGGTGAAGAGGTGGGCTGTATAGGATATATCAGTAATAGCGGAGCTATTCTCAACTCAAAGACTGTCACTTTTGACGGAACAGAGGGAGACCTATACCTTTATTACATCCTTGCCTACAACAGTTACTACGAGTGGGCACAGGCATTTAGAAATTACTTGTGCAAACTGACCGACACAACGGCGATGATTGATGAATATGAGAGGGAGAATTTGCTTGATACACAAAACCGTCCGACTCTTGAATCTCTTGCCGCCAAAGGTATCCCTTACTATGTAGTTGTGAATGATCAGCAGACTTTTGACACCTTTGACGGAGATATTGACACGAGCAAGAAGTTCAAATGCACACTATTCTACTATGATCCCAAACGACCTTGGCGCAGCTTCAAGGCTATCAATGTGCAATGGCGCAGACAGGGAACGACATCGGCGAAGCGCCCTATCAAGAATGACCGTTTCTATCTTCAGAAGAATGACGGTTGGGAAGTTTCTCCTATCTATCCGGAATATACCAACGAAGATGCAAAGGTTTCGTATGACCTGATGAAATTAGGCTATGTACGTGTAGGCGAGAATTCTATACCTGTGAAAATCATCACAGTAAAGGTGGATTACTCCGATAGTAGCAATGCCAATGACTGCGGAGTTTGTAACCTTATGAACGCTACATATCGTGCCCTTGGCAGCAACTATCTGACTCCGGCGCAACGTGCCTTTGACGGAACATGGGTAAAAGGAGACATCTCATTGAGCGGATTGACGATGAACCATTCGACTGCCAACCACCCGATTGCCGCATTTCGTTCGACTATGGAAAGTCTTACCGATGCTTGGTTTCATGCCAAAGGTAATTGGAAAGAGGATAAAGGCGAGCAGGTGGCACTCGGTTTCAAAGACACACCCGGCTACAACAAAGGGTGTTTGAACTATGGCGACTTCATCGAATACTTCGGCAGAAGAGACGAAACCCTTGATGAAATTGAATCACGCTTCAAGAGCGATAGTACCACAGACAAAAGTAAACTCTATATGCTCTCCCTTTATTGTGGCGAGAACTACCGCTTTATGGCATACGAGAGCGGTGCTTGGACTGCACAAAGCGGAGAAATGAAGCAGGTAGATGGCAAGTGGCAGATAACAGGTAAGGTGTTGAATCCTGTAAGCGGTTATGAACTGCTGACTTATGATGCCATGAACTGGTGGCAGGGAGTGGGAAGCATTGATGACATGATGGAACCGACCACGGCAGAATCATCGTGGGTAACAAAACTGAAACTCGGACAACCGACCTATCCGATGTGGACACGCTACTTTGAGTGTATGATAGACGATGACCAACTGCAAATAGATTTGGCTATGGGACGCAAAGTGCCTTGCGACTTGTTTAATGTGTTGGTGTTCTGCGACAGTTGCGACTATGCCAAGGAGGAACTTAAAGACACTTGGAAAGAGATTTGGAAAACGAAGATGTGGAAGTACATAAATCCGTATAGCCTTGTGTCGTACTATCTCTTTACGGACTACCTTGCCGCCGTTGACCAACAGGCGAAGAATATGCAACCTATGTGGTTCTTGGAGGACGGTTGCAGCGTGAAAGACGGAGTATATAGTGGAGCAAACGGTATGGAAGCCAGAAGAATGTACTGCAACAAGGTGTATGATTGTGATACCTGTAACGGCAAGGACAATGACGGTGGCCAGACCATTGATCCGGAGGTTGACCCTGGCGACTTGACGAGTAGCGCGTACGCAGGACGAGGCAGCGTGTTGTGGAACGACATACGCGGACAGCAGACTATGGAGGTGGATCAAAACGGTAACACCATTACGCTTTCGGCTATCGCTGACACCATGCGTTCACTTCCGGACACACTCGGCATTGGTTCGGGGCCATTCTCTCCGAAAGGTGCGCTCCATTACTTCGTTACGGAAATATTGAAGAAGTGGCCAAAAGTGGTGTCAAGTTACGACGGAGAGCGTAAGTACATCAAATACACCGGATACAGCGATATTTATTTCTATGCTTTGCAGGGATTGGGACTTACTTCTTTACCGGCGTTCATCGAACAACGTTGGAGAATCCGCGACGGTTACTACCGTTGTGGCGACTTCAAAGCAGAGAGCGGTTATATAGGCGGTCGTATCGGTGCGAAAGAGGGGGCGGTTATTCGTTTTAAGGCTGCAAAGACAGGCTACTTCGGAATTGGTAACGACAGTGGAAACATCACGCAGGGCATCTATCTGAAAGCAGGAGAAGAGGGTGTGTTCAGTAATTTCCAACATGGCGAGAACATCATGCTCTACATCTATCAAGCCGACCGTATGAGTATGATTGACTTGAGTGAAATCAGCATTGACCCTCAATTCGGTAATACATTGTCGAAGATGGTGTTGTTGCAGGAACTTTTCCTTGGTAGCAACACGCACGGAGATTGGACGATGTCGCCTGGTAACACTGGCTATATGACCAATCTTGATTTGGGCGATATGCCGTTCTTGCGGGTATTCGATGTGCGGCATACGGAACTATTGAGCGTTAACGCATCGAAGTGTCCACGTTTGGAGAAAGTATATGCGGATGGCACAGGGTTATCGACCATAGACCTTGCAGAAACTGCTCCCATTAGTACATTGACGCTGCCCGATACGATGACGGAACTTGTATTGAACAATCTGCCAAACCTGACCTATCCCGGAGGACTTACGCTAGGAGGTGTAGGCAAGGTAGCAAAGATATTCGTAAATGAATGTCCGTATGTGGATGCTATGACACTTTTAGAGCAGATAATTAATGCGAGTGCGATCAGAACTGTACGTATTCCTAATGTAAATGCAACTGCTAGTGTTGATTTGTTACGTTCTATAAAGGATAGTGGAGCAATTGGGCTTGATGCAAACGGGAACGCATACGATGAGAGTGGACAATGTAGTGGTATTACAGGACGTTGGATATTGAGTGAACTTGTAGAAGAGAGTGAAGTAAATGTCCTTACTGCATATTTTCCACAGTTAGAGCTTCATAATTCGCAATTTTCTATTGTGAAAATCAATGATGTTGTGGATAACGATTCATGTGAGAAGTACAGCAATCCTGAAAACAAGACAGGTGAAGACTACGGTAACACATATATTCCTAGTGGGCATACTCTTGCTATAAAGAAAGGTTGCCATGCTTTTAAATGCTCGTTCAACACGAAGAAGAATCAAATGGAAGGTGTACAGTTGAGTGATACAGACTTTAATTATCTGAAAGATGGTAGTAGCTTTGATGTTGCAGATACGGCAGGGGAGGGTTTTGATATATTTTGGCATGCTCCTCACTATTGGTATAAGGGCGTAAATGATTATAAGAACCAAGTGAAGTATTTTATTACTTCTGTTACGGAAAACGAGCCTATTTCGACTGCATTACACAGCAAGAAGGCTAAACTTTCTGAACTTCTGTACAAGGAGAACACTGGAGTGTATGCGAATGATGCTGTTATTGGTGAGGTTATGAGTGAGGATGTTATATCTACAGCTTCTAATACTAACAGCTATAAGATGGACGTAAAAGGTATGAAGCAGGTGAAATGGCCGGGATTGAATCATGCGCGACTAGGTGGTGTATTCACTGATGAAAGTAATTGTGTACTTGGTATATTCATTATGTCCGTAAGTCATACGTATTTTGACTTTTCTATAGGTGAGTGTGTATTCTGCGATGTACCTAGCGGTGCAAAATGGTTCTATTTTACTTCTTTTCGCGACATTGGTAATGTTGAGTGTCTTTCTGTGGATAGTGCCAGCATTGAGGCTCTTGAGCCGGAATGGACTGAACATACAGTAGGTGATAATGACAGTCTTGTAGGTGTTTATCCTATTACTATTGACGGTTTGAAGATGCCACGAAGTCTTTCTGGTGAGGTACGCTCAAAGAAAGGTAATGGTACGTCCACTACGTCAGGTGAATGGAAATACGATAGTAGTGGTAATCCTATTGAGATGCCGATTGCTACTCTAAACTACACAGCAAAGGATTTCCAAAATATTTCCCGTTTGAGAGGTGCAGGTTACCAATTACAGGATTATGAACAACACAAAGAGATTAGTAATCTTTGGTGGGCATTAAACGGAACATCCAACGAACAATCTGTAGTCGGTAATGGAGGACATGACGCTATTTTAAATAAGCTGGATTCCATTGGTATGGCAGATAGTAGTAATGCTGGCAATTCTCTTAATTCTATACTTGGTTTGAAGCATTATGTAGGCTGTGATTCAGAGTGGATGGATTATATTGCATTTAATATCCCAAGTTATGAAACATTCTACAAAGCAAGATGTATTGATACTGATAGTTCGTATCCTTCGGATTATATAGCCCATATTTATGATCCTGTGAAAAAGACTGAACGTACAGTGAAATCAGTTGAATCTTCCAATGCAAATTGTGTGGTACGCTTGGTACATGGAGCAAAATGCGATATTTTGCCAAGCAGGGTTCATAATGCAGATACGAGTAAGTATGTTACTCATTATGCGGCTGGTTATTGGATCAATAGTAGCAAAGGCCGTTGTGTTTTGCGGTCTGGCAACAACTCGAATGCGAACAGCGGTCTCGCTTATGCGAACGCGAACAATGCATCTTCGAACTCGAACACGAACTACGGGGCGCGGCTGAAATTCTGTTGGTTAAACTAATCGGAGACTCTATATAAGGTACGAGATTACCACCGATATTCTCCGAGGGATTAGAACCTCGGCAACAGCATAATAATATAATATATATATTTTATGGAAAGCCGGAACATAACATTAACCATATGTGGGGAGTGGCTTGACTTCTCCCCACGAGACCGGAAGGCGGTCTGTAAAATTGATGATTTATTTAAACTGACCGGAAATATACCTCTGGTCAGTTATCCGTTATATAACCTTATACCGGAAATTATATCAGACGAAAATTTGGAACGCTCATTTAAGCGTGTCATGGCGAATCTACGAAATGCAGATGCTCGAAATGGGAACAGGTCTATGCCGAAAACTATCATAGACGGTATCGAATGTTCTCCAAGAATGATTCGTTATGTGACAAATAAAGGAAAAATATTTGAAACGTTGAAAAACCAAATTGGTAATGGTACATTCCGTATCAAGAACCTTAAATCATTTCTTACTGAAGACGGCCCGAAAGTAAGAACAGTACAAGCTCCTTCGGTCATAGAACGCATTGGGAGTAATGCTATTATGGAACCGTTGGAAAATCGACTTTCTTCTTTATTGATAGAAACTACCGCTGCTTCCATACAAGGACGTGGACCGCATGGGTTGTTTCATCAGATACAAGCTGCAATGGCAGAAAATCCTAATCTCAAATATTACTATCAAAGCGACTACAAAGGATATTATGACAGTATTAATCACGAAACTTTAATTTCTATTATTAAAAGATATGTAGGCGATCCTCTTCTTTTGCCCATTCTTGAAAATTTTGTGAAGGCACTCTATCCTGATGGAGAATGTGGTATCAGTAAGGGATTGCGATCGTCTCAATTCCTCGGTAATCTTTATCACAATGATATTGACCACCGGATGATTGATGTGCATGGAGCAAGATATTACTTTCGATTCTGCGATGACATTTTTATTCTTGGAGAAAGTAAACGCGAGTTGTGGAGGTTACGTGACTGCTTGCACATCGAAGCAGATAAGATGGGGCTTACGATAAAATCAAGTGAGAGAGTTGCCCCTATATCTGCTGGTATGGATGCTCTTGGGTATGTAAATTATGGTAGCCATACTCTGTTAAGGAAACGGATAAAAGTAAATGCTGCTAGAAAACTGTCTAAGTTGAAATCCCGAAAGCGTAGACAACAAATAATTGGATCATTTAAGGGTATGGCTTGCCATGCCGATTGCAAGCATCTATTTTATATACTTACAAAAAAGAATATGAAGAAATTTTCAGAAATGGGTGTAACATACACCCCAGCTGACGGAAAGAAACGCTTTCCAGGTAAAGTAACACGATTGAGTGATATAGTAAACATTCCTATTGAAATACATGATTTTGAAACTGGTATAGACACCAAGGAAGGTGAGAACAGATATTTGGTATCATTTCGTAATCCTGCTAAACAAGAATGGGGAAAGTTCTTTACGGCTTCAGCGGAAATGAAGGGAATTTTAGATCAAGTCAGTGACATTGAGGATGGTTTTCCGTTTGAGACAATAATTAAAGGTGAAGTTTTTGACGGAGGTAAACGAAAATATAATTTCACCTAACAGGTAAAAGATAACATACGAATCCGCATCTCATCCGCTACTTTTGTTGAAAATCAAAATTCATAAAGATGGAAAAGATTTACGGCACGAAGCAGCGGCAGGATGGGCTTATACATACAGGCCGAACCAAATGGACATTATTTTATGGCTTTGGAAAGGATGATGAGGCAAGTGAAAGAGGTTGGGAGTACCGACATACATTTGACCACAGTCCAACACTTTCCGAGGTTAAGGAACTTATTATCTCTACTATAAATACTGCCACGCAGGAGAAGATCGTGAACGGCTTTATATGGAATGAAAAGCCGATATACCTATCTGCTGAAAATCAATTGAATTTTGCTGCTATAGAACGTAACAAAAATATTCTATATCCACTTACCCTAAAAATCAATGAACAGGAAGATGGTACTCCCATCTACTACACCTTCGAGAATGTAGATGAATTTATCTCATTCTCCCAGGCAATGAGCCTGTATGTGATAGAAACTGTTCAAAATGGTTGGAAAGAAAAAGACAGTGTAGATTGGACAGTGTTTAATATAAAATAGACAAGAATGAAGAAAAAATTGATTGAATGGCTTGCACAAAGCAACAGGTGGAAACATCTTGTTGGGGGATTTGGTATCGGTATTTGTGCGTTTGATTGGTTTTCTGCAACCTATGCAGGTGTACTTACTGCAGGTGCTTTGGAGTATAAAGACAAGGCATATGGTGGCAATTGGGACTGGATAGATTTCGGCTTAACAGTGGCCGGAACGTGTGTAGGACAATTAGTGAGAACTATCGTATGACGGAAGTGCAACATGTAACGGAGGTGGCTAAAGGCATTAGTGACTATGGCATGATGGCTGTGAGTGCTGCATTTTTTCTTTTGCTTTCAGCAGCTATGATGATAGCACTATTCAAATGGTTTAAGAGTATGATAAACCGCCTTCTGGAACAACAGGAGTGTTTGAATCAATTGCTTGATACAGTACAAGACAATGTGAGTTTGCAACGAAACTTAATGGAAAGACTTCAACCTGAAACCTTACTGCGTATCCGGAATTTGACGGGTTTCGCTTTTGACCTTAGTATCGAACAGGTTTGTAGGTTGATAAAGCGGGTTCGAATAGAGAATCACATAGCTGATCGTGAAGCAACTGTAAACAAAATACGGAAATCACTTCAAGTAATCCATGATGATCGAAAGAGTCGCTTTGACCCTTTTATATATCATGGAAAACCTCTGTCGGAATATTGTAATGAGAATTGGGTGGAAGATGTGGTGAGTGTAGTTGAAAGTGAAATCTATAATGAGGATGGAGAAAATAATGCACGCGCCTATACCAATGTGAAACTTGCATACGACAATATAAAAACGGACTTTTATCAACGCTTAAATAGTTAATTATGAAAATATTAATAGATAATGGACACGGGGAAAATACACCGGGCAAACGTTCTCCTGATGGGAAATTACGAGAATACCTTTATGCACGCGAGATTGCAGAATCTGTGGAACGAGCCTTGCGTGCGAAAGGATATGATGTAGAGCGTATTGTGCATGAGACAGTAGATGTGCCATTGGCAGAACGAGCAAGACGTGTGAATGAAATTTGTGCACGGTATGGGGCAACAAATGTATTACTTGTTTCTATTCATTGCAATGCTGCGGGAAACGGCGAATGGATGAGTGCAAGAGGTTGGTCGGCATACACTTCAAAAGGTAAAACAAAATCGGATGAATTGGCCACTATGTTATACGAGGAAGCCGAACAGAATTTTGCCGGACAAAAAATCCGTAGGGATAATTCGGACGGAGATCCAGATTGGGAAGAGAACTTCTACATTTTAGTAAAAACCAAATGTCCGGCTGTTCTTACAGAAAACTTTTTTCAGGATAATAAAGAAGATGTGGCTTTCCTCAACTCAGATGAGGGGAAGCAAGCTATCATTAAAACTCATGTAAATGCAATAATCAAATACGTCACCAAGTATGGGAAAACTTAAGAATATTGCAGTAGTGTTGTTTATGATTGTATTTCTTGCTTCGTTGTTTATGAATGTAGTACATTTTGCAAGTAGGCAACAGAAAACAAGAGATACAACAAGAACAACCTATGTTGATACAATACCATTTTATAAGCCCATTCCTAAAGACAGCTTTGTTATTCGATATGTTACTGAACGTCTTCCTACAGTCTCGAAATTGCCGGAAAACGTACAAAAATTGCCTGAAAGCGTATCAGAATTTCCGAAAATCGTGAAAAATTTCCATGAATCTGTATCAGAGGATAGTGTAGATGTGATTATTCCTATTACCAAAAAGGTATACAAGGATAGTTTATATACGGCATACGTAAGCGGATATAACCCGAAACTTGACAGCTTGGTATTACATTCGCAACATGAAGTGGTAACCATTAACGACTGCTATCCTAGGTCGAGGAAGAAACGTTGGAGTGTTGGTGTTCAAATTGGATATGGAATAGCATTAAGAGGGGTGCCGGAATTTACACCATATATTGGAGTTGGTGTATCATGTAATCTATTCAATTTTTAATTATGACAGATATTGCTTTAACCGTCAATAAAGAAAGTGTATATGAAGAAGTGGCACAGACCACAGCTTATACCGGGGCTAAGATGGACAACGAACTCGCATACAACCGTATTTTCACAACGGATGAGGATAAGAGTATGCTAGAGCGTTTTTGGAATGAAAGCAAAAACACTGCTTGTAATAGCTTGAAAAAAATACTTCTTAACGAAGTCGAAAGAGAGGGGATATATCAGCTTTCGTTGGGGTTATCA